CTAATATATCTTTTGTTTTATTTCTAAAGTATTCATAAACTCATAAGTTCCTGTTTTTTCCTCTAAAATATCTAATTCTTTTTTATCACTCTTAAAATATATTATCGGAAGTTTTTTTTGATTTAAGTTCATTTTTTTTTCTTCATAATCCGGAATATTATTCTCAATTGTAGTTAAAAGCTTTTTATCTTTTAAAATAATATCTTCTATATCTGCAGAATAACCCCAATATTTTTTATCATCTCGAAGTATTACGGGTTGGATATTAAAAATAATATTAGCCTTCAAATCCTTAACATTAATATCATAGAATGCACAATCAGTATAAGTATCTTCTTCATTAATTTTTAACATTTCTAATTCTGGATCATCATCAATATTTACGAACCATTTTTTATTAGATTCTGAATAAAATTTATTTATTAGTTTAATTTCTTCATTTGAAAACCAATATTCATTGTATTCACCAGTTTTCTCATCTAAAGTCAAACATATAAAAATTATTAAATCATTATTCAAGTTTACTTTTCCAGATTTAAGAATTTTCAAATTCTTTGGTATTTTACTTTTAAGTTTTTCCGAAATTTCAACTTTCTGTGGTTCAATCATTTTTTTTTCTTTCGAACATGAAACTAGTAAAACACAAATTAAAATTAGAAACATGCAGTTTTTAGTTATAGTCGTTTTAATCATATCTGTTTTTCTTTATTTGGGTTCAAGTTTAACAACAAATCTTCGATTCTTTTACAGGATTAACTCTACCTCTAAATTCCTTAGTCTTATCTCCCCATTCTTTCAATGGTCTAACTTCAAAATGTAAGTGAGTTTTTTCTGGTCACAGATTGCAAATCTGCGCTAACGGGTTAAAGGGTTTTACATTCTTATCATTTTTTAAAAGATAATCTGAACTAATACTGTCATTTTGGAATGTATTTATATTTTTCGATTCTTCTTTTGTTCTTTACAACTTGCTAATATCAGAGAAATTATCAACAAAATTCTTATATTTTTTATCATTGATTTTTAAGGTTATTCTTTTTTCAGTTTTATTCCATTTATTAATAGTTCCTTCTCTCCTCACATCTTTTACAAAAAAATTTCTTTTTTATGAAAAACATTTATTAATCAAATTTAAAACATCTTTTTAAGCACAACAAAAAAGTGCAAAAATTAAAAACTTTTGCACTTTTTGAGATTTTTAAATCTCTTTTTTATTCATCACCTATTTCAGAAAAACATTCCACTTTTTCTTTTTTCAAATCAATTTCAATAATTTTTCCATTGACTAAATCGAATTTGAATGCTCTTACTACTTTTTCATATTTTCCCGACGGGTCAACTTTATTGATTACAACTCCAAAATACTCATTGTGTTTATTGTTATAGCAACTAAACGATAAATATTTATTTCCTTCCATCTCATATTGATGTAAGTCCGTATTTATTGCTTTACCAATATTAAGTTTATCTATGGCTTTCCATTTGTCTCCCTTTTCTTTTTCAAAAAACACCGTTAACAGATTTCCTTGATCATTAATATTTAATACACCAAAATCTTCAATTCTGATTACGTTTTTATCCGTTACATTTTCATTCCCTAAAACTAATATACTTTGTTTTTTTTCTTCCTCAGTTATAGTTGAATCAATTAAAAAATCGGGATATTCTCTCTCAAATTTATATTTACCATTATTATAATTAATATTTATACTTGCCAGGTTTAAATCTGAATCATTATATATTTTACCAATTTTAAAATCTTCATTTTTTTTATCGGACGATTTTAAAGAATCTACTAAATTCTTTTTTATAGTATCTGAGTCATTAGATAATTCGTTAAATTCTTTCTCTTTTTTTTCTGCGCAAGAGATTAATATTATTGAAATGAAAACAAGACTGATGAAATTTCTTAACATAATTCTTTTTGTACGAAAATAACATATTTCATTTCAATTTCTATCAATAAAAAAACTGCATAAAGTAAAAAAAAGACTTTTATGCAGTTTTCTATTGACTCATAAAATTACAAAACCAATACCATTTTTTCCAACTTATTATTTTACAGGAAAATTATAAGTAGGTTTTTCAGCTAAATTTTTATTCAAAATATAGCCTTTTTCATAATGCACCTTATCAAAAATATCAAGCCAACCTTCACTACTATTCTGTTGTTTTTTCAACGTATCGTTTACAATAATCCAATCATTGTATTTTAGTGTTGCAACAACTTTAGATGTTTCATTTGGCTCTTCATAGATATTAATTTTACTTTTTGAAGAAACAAAACGAATTGGATTGTAATTTTTCCAATGCTTGTATTTTTCTTTTAGTTTAAAGTAATATGGTTTTGGATAACAAACTGTATCCATATTTTCCTCATTATCATCTCGTTCACTCCACAATCCCTTTGTCAAAACAACTATTGAATCTATATTTCTTTTATTTATAAATCTATATTCATCACGTAAATCGAGGTTTTCGAGATAATCTCTCTTTGAGTCCTCTTCTTTCCATGAAGGACGGAATTCAAATTTCCAAACATCATCTTTTTTATTGATAAGTAAAAAATTGATTTTTGCATCCTTATCTTCTCCTTCATCAAATACTGATATTTCATAATTTGAATCATTTTTAACGATATGATCTTTTATTCGATACAATTGATTTTGATAGGAATTGAACTCATTGCTATAAAAAATATTATCAATTGTTGCCTCATTAACAAGATGATTAACATTAAAATTGAGTGTTACATCTTGAAAATCACCTTTTTTTCCTAAGAAATAAGAATATTCATTTTCATATAGCACAAGATGAAATACCTGATTATCAAGCTCTTTTATTTTTTTTCCCTTTTTAGTATCTTGTATTTTTTCAGGATGAATTTTATCATTATTAGTTTTCTTATTTTCACAAGAGACAATAACACACAGAAAAGCAACAATAAGCAAGCAACGCATATATTCTAAAATTAAGTTTACAGTAAATATAGTACATTTTCAAATTCAAAAACATCATTCTAATTGAATATGGAGATGATTTTCATAATCTGGAAAAACAATAATTTTATTGTCCTTCATTCTCTTTTTTATCTCTTTTTTTATCTCTTCACTTTTTAATTGAGTATATGCTTCATTATAAATTCCTCTATAGTATGATGAATGTTCCTCTAACCCTGTATTTAATGGAAAAAAATTACCCTGCTTTGGTAGACCAAATCCATAATCTCCTTTAGGTAAACGTTGAAGAATCTCTAATACCATTTTTTCTGCATCTGATTTGCTAAAATCTATCTTTTGATTAGAAAATGTACTAAGATTAAAATCAATGGCGCTTGCTTTATTTCCGTGTTTAGTGGGCCTTAAAGCTCCTGCAATTCTTTTTCCCCCAGAAGTGTTCCAAACCATAAAACTTCCCAATTTTAATTTATTTGGTTCTTTAGGTGTATAATTATTATCTACCCAATTCTTAACATTAGTCTGAATGATTTTTAACGTAGTTTCTAATATAGGAATATTTTCTTGCGTTGGATCAAATTTTGTTTTTGGTTTAGCATCCCCGTATTCATTTCCTATTTCTCTTCCATCTTTAATTTTGATAAACGTATCTTGAGTACCTCCTAATCCAGAATCAAAAGCACCTAATTTCCCTTCTGGATTAAATTCGACTAAATTTAATGCGTACGCTTCTAAAATTAGATTAGCTATGGATGAATTTTTATCTTTAACTGAATTTGTTTTATATTCTTTCTTCAACCAGCTTTCTATTTTCTGATTAATAGTATATTCTTCTTTTTTATATTTTAATTTTTCTAACCTGTTTTCCCATCCCGTTTTATATTTACTTTGAGAAGGATTATTTTTAATAATGTTTTCAACAAATTTTCTTCTGTTTTTATCCAATTTCTGATAAAACAAATTTGAATCTACTTTATTGACAGCATTTAAAGTACCTGTTCCAAAACCACCATCTATAGTAATATTTACGTGAAGATCATTTTTTAATGTTTCTTGAACTACAGTAGCAGCTTTATAAACACCGGAATGTATTGAAAAATCAAAAATGTATAAAGCAACGCTCTCATTATAAATTTCATCACCATGGATTTTGTTCCAAAACTCAACTTCATATATTTTTTTTGCCTCAGCAACAGAAAGGTTTTTATGTGTTTCCTCTGTTACAACTTTATTTTTACCATATATATTATAAAAATTTTCATAAGTTTTATAAGTAATTCCCATATTTGTTTTTCCGCCTCTATCGTCTTTATCATCAACATAACCTCCTTCAACATCAAAGATATTATCAATATTATCATCGAAACGACTACTATATGTACCTGTATTAAATGCTATTTTACCCTCACCCACAATCATAGTCAAAACTTTATCCTTTAAATGTCTTGTAGGATACCCTTCAACACCTGCAAAATACTGTGTTTTTGTACCTATTTTGAGTTTTTTATCAAGATTCATTAAAGTAAAACCTATAGTCGCTACTCCTTCTGGGCTTACTTTTGCTTTGTGGCTAAACGAAGGTTTTTGGTGCTTTTTATGAGCACTCAACACAATTTCTTCTCCAACCATATTTTGGGTTTTAGCTACAATAGTTACAGATGCACCTTTTTTGCCAAACGGAACCTCATCTTCTAGTTTTACTCTGTTGCCATCATATACAAAGTATATATCAAGAATTTTTTTATCCTTCGTAACAGATAAAACAGTATCAGAATCATAATTTGCTGATGTTTTAAACTGATATGGTTTCGAATTTTGAATTCCTAATAGCTTAAATCCAATTTTGGCACTTTTTCTATTCTGAAATCCAATGAGGTTTTCAAAGTTTGAATCAAAATTTATTCTTTTAAAAATCTCCCCTTTATTATTTGTTTTTACGTCGCAATAATGGTTTGTTTTTACATTGTTCAGATAAAAATAGATTCTAACCGTTTGGTTGTTATAATCTGGAATTTTTGCCTTAATATGATTAAATTCTCCTGCAAAACCAGATGTTTCTTTTTTGCTCCCGCCACTAAAAGCCCAGAAAGCTTCAGTTATCTGAGGACGTTTTACAGTTATTTGCTGTTTTGAATCTGATTCTGAATTAAATCTCATTTTTGAAATGATGTACGCTTCGACAGTAAAAACGCCTTCTTCTTTCGGAACAAAAAAATCAAAAGATTCTCCTTTGCCTAAATATGGTTTTTGGCTATCATTATTTTCAAATTCTAATTTAGAACCTTCAGGAGTATAGCTCTTCCCATTTTTATCATAAATCACCCATTTTACACTTTCTTTTTCCTGAAGAGTCGCTGTTTTTATCTTAAATTCTTTTACCTTAAATGATGCTTTTTGGCTGGTTTCACTCAACAGATAAATGCCTTTGTCTGCATTTTTTACAGATTCAATGCTTTCAACATAGTTTTTGATTACCGTAACTAAGTATTCATTCTTGAGACTATATTGACCTTTGCTGTAAATTTTAATATTATATTTACCCAAATCACGCATAAAAAACTTGACAGTTCCTTCATCATTCAATTCTTGCTCTTCTAAAAACACGCTCGTTTTTGGGGCTTTTATAAATTCTACCTGATAATAAAGTTTTAACGGATTTAATGTTTTTACTGCTGTATTTTTTAGTCCAATGTTGAATAATTGTTCCCCTTCAGGCAATCTTATGAATTCTTCTTTAATAGTTGCTGGAGGCGTAATTACAATTTCTTGTTTAATTATTTCAACTTGTACAAATGCAGCCAAAGAATGATCCTTTTTATTATTTGCAGATGAATTTTTTCCGTATGCTTCCACTTTATAAATTCCAGGAGCATCAAAATTATACGAAAACGATAGGCCTTCGTTTACAAAATCGGCTCCTTGTTTTTTCGAATCTTTGTAAACGACCCAATTAATATCTTCTTTTTTGAACTTACTATCATTGACAAATGTTTCATCAAGGACAAATTCCAGACTTTCGCCAACAATAAACGACGATGCATTAGCATTTTTTATTTTAACAGCACCGGCGTTTACTCCACTTCCGAGAACCTCTTTCGGATCGCTAATTTTTTTCAAGAATACATAAACATTTTCTTTTCCGATTTTAGCATAAAACTCATCCGGACTTAAATTCGGGTAAATTTTAGTCTTCGTCGTTATAGAAATTGTATTAGGCAGATCATCAAGTCCTTTGACTTCTTTTAATAATAAAAATAATTCGTTGTATCTCTCAAAAAGATTGGCAACATTGATTGCATCGTTTTTTAATTGTTTTTGGATGTTTTCCCAATGGCTTCTAATATTTTTAGGAATTTTTCCGTTCAAAATATTAGCGTCAATTGCTTTTATCATTTTTTCACGAACATCTTCCCAATCAAAAGTCTGTGACGTAACGGCCATTGATTGTTTCAAAGAAGTATAAAGCTCCGTAAACCTCATTTCGCCAGGTTTGTCATAAAAATCTGTCGCCACTTTTCCTTCTTCAAAAGCTTTAGAAAGACGCGTCCAATATTCAATTCCTTCAATATCTTTTAATTCTTTTGCGGAATTTAATTTTTTCTCGATTTCAATTTTAATGGCTTCAATACTTGGCTCGCCAGCGTTTGCCTGAAGTATTTGAGGAACCGTTAAAGTTTGTTGTGTTCCGGCATTCGCATTAACCTGTGTCGTTATGCTGTCTAAGTTTAAGCCATCATTTTCTGCTTCTAAAATCGGAGAAGTAGTGTTGGCTGATTCGGTAGAACTCAATGTCATTCTGCCAGTGGTATCAGCAACGCCTCCTCCGATTGGAGCACTAGAGGTTATTTTGGTTGTCTCGGAAACTGAAGAAGTAGTACCAAACGAACTTGGGTTTCCGTTGGCGCCTTCTCCAGTTGAGACTATGATGTTTGCATTTGTTGTCGAAAAAACTTCACTTATCGTTTGGTTTCTAGTTTTTTCAGAAATAGTATTCACAACACCTTTATTGATTGAGGCGTTAGAAATATCAGTATTTAGAGATTGTTGATCCTGCCAAACCTGTATTATATCTTTATGCTGACTCATTTCTTTTGAAACTTTTGCCAGCTCTTTTATAATAGTATCTTTTAAATGTTCTGAGCTTTTTATATCAGCACTATTTTTTATTGAAAGATTGAAATTGTGAATTGCATTTTTACTCATCGCTAGTTTTTTTTCTGGATGTAAAAGTAAGGTGCATATTGATCATTTCTAAATTTCAAACCACTTGTATTCAGTAGTTTCAGCAAGTTCTCTTTCTACTGAAACTACTGAATACAGAGCACTTTTTTTGCTCGTTTTCTATTCTTCGGTTTTACTTTTACACCCTCAAATTTCAAATTGAGGTAATCAATAATATGCAATTACAACTTGTAGATTCTTCTTTTATTTTCCTCAAAAAAATCATAATACTAATTATTAATTCTTTTAAAACAATAAGCCTTATGGATAATGTATTATCAAATGGCATCAGCAAAATGCCCAAAATACCTGATAAGAATAATCTTTATTTTTTCCCGAATACAATACTTAGAAAAAATACTCGCATCAAAAATTTAATCAAATAATTTATACAGAGAAATATGGCTATACAAACATTAAAAATCATAAAAAACTGGTTTAGATCAGGCTTAAAACCCACGCAAAGTCAGTTTTGGGATACTTGGGATTCTTTTAGGCATAAATCTGAAAAAGTTTCAGTTGCAGAGATTGAAGGCATTATTCCTTTATTAGATAATAAAGCAGATAAATCTTCTTTTGAAAATCATTTAACTGATCCTGCAGCGCATCCGCAATTATTGATATCTGCGAAATATATTCATACTGGCGAATTTACAGTTTGGAAACATCCAACAAATAAAAACCCGGCTAATAAGTTTGTCTTAGAAGTAAATGATTATGTTATGGGATGGGTAGATATCAATTGGATATCAGGTTTTTACACTGGCGGTAACATAGATCAAATTGAAAGCTTTAGTGTAAACACAATTCTATAAATAAAAAAGAAAATTATTAGACAATTCGAAGGAAGGATTCAAGCCTTAGAAAAACAAATTAAGTCCAATGTAATAACTCTGACTGACCCCGAAAACGAAAACAAAACTGTTGTTATTGCAATCATTGATGGAAAGTTTACACAAGACAGCCATTTAAAAACAACAACTTCAAATAACATTACAAATCAACCAATTTAAAATATGAAAAAACTCATTTTATTATTTTTAGTATTAATATCCTATACAGGATTTTCACAGGTCACCATTCCGACTGAATATACAATACAAAACCCGTTACGATTAAATACTGTAAATGCCGGCACGAAGTCAGACAGTATTTTGGTACGTGGAGCTGATAAGATTGTTAAATACGTTCCTCAGAGTTCTATAGGTGGTGATGCTGGTAGTTCTCAAAAATTTGGAGTAGAAGATACTAATGCGACAGGAAATAGAAATTTTAATTTAGCTGGAAACAATTTTAATTACACAAATGTAAAGGAGTTTAATTTAGGTGGTAACTCAGAAATTACATTTGTTTCAGAAGCTACAAGCACATTTATTACTAATGGTTCAGAATTTAGTTTAGTAGATAAATTTATGATAGATTCTGAAATAGACTATTTTGGTAGTGTTAGTACTTTACTTATAAAGCTAACACTGGATGATGTCGTACATGATGTAATTTTTACAAGTACAGAAGTTGAAAGTGGGACATTTAGGTACGTGGCAGATAAAATTCCTTATACAACAATCGGAGAAACTTTCCAATATCCAAAAATAGTAACATCTTCTAAGATTACTATGGCTGTACCCTCGGCTAACCCGTCAAGTTCAAATAATGTCGCTTATTTTGACGGGTTACAGCTTAAAAGAGGTAGAGTTACTTTTGAGAGTGTGCTTAATGCTAACAGTACTAGCAGGTACGGTTTTTATATGTTAGACAATAGTAATCCAACAGCAGGCTCAACAAGCATAGACAAAAACAGTATATTATTATACAGTGATCTTGATGGTGACCATAACTCAGAATACATGATATGGCTTCGTGAGAACTTTATGCATATTTACGGAAATACCACAGCTTACAGAGAAGGTAATGAAGATACAGTCATTGGACAATACGGTATGTCTATGTCTAAGGTAACGGATAGAGTTACAGCTAACGAAGGTGACAAAAACTGGAGTAATGTACCTCCATTAACTTCTTATAGAAGTATGGAAAATGATGGGTCTGAATTAAATTGGAGAGGGAATATACTAGATTTTACAAATTATGGTTCAGTAAATAATACTCCCCAATTTAGGTTTCCAGTAAAACCAGAGGGAAACTACACATTAGCGACTTTAGATGATATTACAGGAGGTGGAGGTTCACAAAATATTACACAGGTATTGCAATCAGGTAATATAGTTACAGAACCTTTATTTTTAGAATTTAGTAATGGTGATTTTTCTACCAATAGAACTAATATAGAATCAGGAGGTATTACAGTATATGATACTAATGATATAACAAATAATACTTTTGGTTATACTTGGGCTGGTGGGGTTGGATACAATGACTTAGAGGTTAATTATTTTATTTCTCATGATGGTTTTAGTTTTAAAAATCAATCAGACTTAAATAAAAGCGTATTAAGAGAACAAACAAATAACACTATTTCTGAAAGGATAATATTATTACCAAACCATGAAGGAACTTTAGCGACTAATGATGATATTACGTTACAAAAAACTTTGGACACTGGAAATACTGCCATAGCTGACGGAGGGAGCTCACAAGTCAGACTATTATCACAAGACCCCAATAATAGAAGAAACTTACTATTTTTATCAGGGGGAGATAATACTTCTAACATAGATCAAAGGATAAATAGTATAAATTTATCAGTAAGTACCGCAGATACGGCTTTAGCATCAGAGAAAAATCCTCAGGTACTATTAGAAAAAATAAACGGACTAACGTTAGCAGAAAGGAATATAGAAACTGGTTTCCGACAAAGATTTTATTTACCTCAGTATTCAGGACTGATAGGAGATACAAATTACACATTAGCAACTACGCAAGATACTGAAAAAGATTTACAGCAGGTATTAGACAATGGCGGTACTGTGTATGACAGAGGGATAAATTTATTGAGTACTGGCAGTACTTTGGGTACTAACTTAAGTACTCTAGGCGCTGTCTACTTGACAGATGAGTATGGAGGTACTGGTGCATTAAATACTAGGTCTTTAGAGTTAACAGACAAACATGAAGGCTCTTATACCGATAAATTTACAGCTAATCCTACCTATATACAATTTGATAAAGCCGATTCATTTGGAAGTGCTACACTATATCCTCCGTTAGAAACGGTTGCAGGAGTAGGACAATATTACCTACCTAAAACATCAGGCACACTAGTTACAGTTATTGCAGTTGATAACGGTACTACTTCGGCATTATCTAGTTCAAATTTAACTACATCATATCCTGATGCTATTAGAGGTTTTAGAGTTCAGTGTATGAGTATTGCTGGAGGAGCAAAAATTTATGAAAAAACAGCGACAGGATGGGCAGAATATTCAGTTACTGCTGCACCTTAAAAAAATAACCAATAAATTTTAAATATGAATAAATCAAAAATTGCAGTAATTGTTAGCCTTTTAATTGTTTTAACTGGTTTTGTTGACACAAAATTTGACCTTTTACAACAGGTTGGATTATCATTGGTAACAATCAATTGGATTAAATTAGTCGGCTTAGTCTTGTCAGCTGCTTTACCAAGTATAGCTTCTTTGTTTTCAAGTAAAACAGAGCAGTAAAATTCTTTGGAGGTAAAGAATAAAAAAAAGCCTTCAACATAAAAATCCTTTTCTACGGTAATTATTTTAGCGACAAAGCCACAGCGTTAGAGGACAATAATGTCTTCTTACCTGTAGCTTTTCGTCATGTTTAGCAAGGCATTAAACACAATCATATTCTACTGAAACTACTGAAAACGAAGCTCTAATTTTTCGTTTTTTTAGGCTTCTCTACTCTACTTTTACACTCTCAAATTCCCAATATTTAATTTGCTATACAAGAACAAAATAATATTTGCTTTCAAAGCAGCAGATACCTCAACTGTGCAAATCAAAATAATCTATTAAACAAATTCATTGTCTATCCTATTCAGGAATATTGAATTAATCAAAAAATTTTAACTGCGTAATTTAAAAACCAAAAATATGGCAATACAAACATTAAACACAATAAAAAAATGGTTCAAAACAGGTTTAAAACCCACACAAGCTCAATTTTGGGATACTTGGGATTCTTTCAGACATAAATGCGAAAAAGTACCAGCCGAAGATATTGAAGGGATTGAACAATTATTAACTGGGGATAAAATTATTTCATCAGGACAGTTTATAGTTTTTAAAGTTAGTCCTAATACTGCTAGTCAATTAGAAATCGGCGATACCGTAATAGGATATTGCGAAGGTAATTTCCTGGGTCAAGCAACTTACTACGGTGGAGACACCAGCTTGATGAGTAGTTTTACTGAATCAAACAATTTAGTAGGCAAAATTAAATCATACGTTAATAACCACGTACTTACTTATGAACTTGATCAGGAAGTATTACAAAGATCTTATAGCTGTGGTGCATTTAATGGCATTGTACTTATGTATAAAAGACCAGGAGAGCTTGAATTTTCTAGTGCTTGGCCTACTGGATCCTATCCAGAATTATGGATATCATGGCTTGAATTAACACCTGGCTCTATTATTAAATTAAGAGATACGATTGGAAGCTTTGAAGATTCGAAAGAATTTATAGTGTAAAACCTGCAAATATTTATTAAACAATTAAACTTATAAAAAATGAAAAATATAATTAAAAATTGGAAAACAACAGTAGCAGGAATTATTGTTGGAAGTGTTGCTGTTTCTGTTGCTTTAGGATATATCACTGCTGAAGTTGGCGGACAAATAACAAGTCTCTGTATTGCTTTAGGCTTAATTGCCAGCAAAGACGGCAATAAAACCGAAGCATCTAAATAAGTCAGATTAGGCATCTTAATTAAATAATCTGCCCAAATTAGTAAAACGAGCACATTCATTTTTGACCAAAAACATTTAGGATCATTAGAGAAAGTAATAAATTATCTGATGATCTTAAATGTATTTTTATAATGTGTGGAGAATAAACTTTGTCTCATTCCTCGAGACATAAAATATTTTATACTAAAAAATCCCTACACCTAAATACAAACAACCAGTCATTTTAGAATAGCGTTTAATTCAAAAAAATAAACAAATGAAGACAATATCGAAACACAATCTTCAGCAGGCAATTATCAAATTAATAAACCTTTAAAACTAAATACCGTAAATGAAGGGGAATCAACAGACAATGTTTTGGTTTATGGCGCGGATAATGAAGTGAAATCTGTTTCTAGGAATGAGTTTGGTGGGGCAGCACCTACATTAGATCAAGTTTAAGAAGAGGGATCAACAGGAATTACTAAAGATATAAATTTAACAACAACTTTCGATCCAACAAGTTATACTTCACTAGGTTCTGGTTATCTATTAATTACAGGAGAAAATAATCAACTAACACTACATGAAAATGAAGTCGCGTTTTACAATGTATATTCTTTTGGAGGTATATTATCAGCTAGATTAAAAAGTAGTCCATTAGTAGGTGGTTTAGCAATAGAAAGATCTTTTATATTACCCGATAAAACAGTAGGTAAATTTTAAATATGAATAAATCAAAATTCGCACTTATTGTGAGCTTGTTAATTGTTTTAACTGGTTTTGTTGACACAAAATTTGACCTTTTACAACAGGTTGGATTATCATTGGTAACAATCAATTGGATTAAATTAGTTGGATTAGTCTTATCAGCTGCTTTACCAAGTGCAACTCCTTTTTTTTCAAATAAAACAGAGCAGTAAAAAGTATTCCTAGAGACGGGAATTAAAAAAGTCTTCCAACAAATAAATACTTCCTAAATTAGCAACAAAGCCACAGCGCTGGAGGATAATAATGTCTTCTTACCTGTGGCTTTTCGTCATGTTTAACAAGTCATTAAACACAATCATATTTCTACTGAAACTACTGAAAACGAAGCTCTAATTTTTCGTTTTTTAGGCTTCTCTATCTTACTTTTACACTCTCAAATTCCCAATATTTAATTTGCCATACAGGCACAAAATAATATTTGCTTTTCAAGGCAGCAGATACCTCATCTGTACAAATCAAAATAATCCTATTAAACGAATTCATTGTTTATCCTATTCAGGAAAATTTAATTCGTCAAAATTTTTAACTGCATAATTTAAAACCCATAAATATGGCAATACAAACATTAAACACAATAAAAAAATGGTTCAAAACAGGTTTAAAACCCACACAAGCTCAATTTTGGGATACTTGGGATTCTTTCAGACATAAATGCGAAAAAGTTCCTGTGGGAGATATTGAGGGAATTATCGAATTACTTGATTCTAAAACTGATGAATCAGATTTTAAAACAATCAATGGTGAATCAATATTAGGTTTTGGAGATATTGGTATAGGTAAAAATATTCAGTCGGTAAATGGCACTAATGTAGATAATACAGACCCACAAAATCCATACATTCTACCTCAAACACTTACTGATGTATTGGCTTCTAAAAATACTACTAGTTTAAGTGCAAGATTTGAGAAAGATAATATAATTTCTGAAATATCACCAACTTACGTTAATATTTGGGATACCAAGACAAATGAATTTACAGATATTAGATCAAATAGATTTTTAGTTGGTAAAAATGGAGATCCATATTACACAACTAATTACAGCAACAATCTAATACAATTAACTCATGTTCAAACCAATAACACAACAAATATAAACTTACCTTTACCTACATTGACAGGTATAACAGAAAGAACTTTGCCTTTTTCTGTTAATGGGGAATTTGCAGATGAAAAGGGTAATATTACGGTCTCAGTTAATAAAAGTGTACCAACATTACAAGAAGTTTTAGATAATAATCAAATTGCAGTTGATAAAGGTATTGGATTTAATTCTAGCTCGACTTCATCAGCTTCTTCTTTTCTTAATAATTTAACTTTATGGATAAGTAATGATTCTGTAAGTAAAACTGCAATATTAGATATAGAAGGTTTGGTATTAAGTACATATGCAAAGCTCGCTACTTATACATCAAGAGGCATTGCTATCTTAGACAAAGCAACAAGTTCTAGTGAAAAATTATTACTATATCCAGTACCGTTGGATTCGTTCACTAAAACTTTTCCAATATCCGTCAATGGTAAATATGCAAATACATACGGAAATATAGAAACAGGTGGTTTCGATGAAACTTTATCAATTGGAAATTCCACTACTAGAAATATGCAGATATATGCACCTTCTGGCTCAGGAAATAAGCAATTATATATTGACCATGCTGCTTTAAGTTTTACCGATTATGATTTAAATAAAAACTTTACTTATGCTAATCAAATTCTGTTTGGAGCTGATAATACAATAGGAAGTAGTGTTAGCCTTTCTTTTAACAGAACAACCCTAGGTGCAGCTAATTTTCATTTTCCAGAAAATATTCCTGATGGAGAGTATAACCTTTCAGTAACAGAAGTATTTGAGAATTCATCTATTAATGCTTTAAATGCTTCTTATTTAGATGCCAATTATCCGTTCGCAAAAAAAGGAGATACTCTAATTTGTAAAAATATAACAGCAGGAGCATTAGAGTATCTAAAAACAAGTACAGGTTGGGTTTCTCGTAGTATAACAATTGTATCTTAAAAAAAAATGGAGATGAAATTAATTCTATGAATAAATATAGTTGTTCGTTTTTTAATTGTATTAACTGGAATTATTGATACAAAATTTGATCTATTGCAGGATGCAGGACTAAGTTTAGCAACAATAAACCGAATCAAATTGATCGGTTTGCTTTTATCTGCTGTGTTGCCAGAAATTACTTCCTTGTTCAAAAGAAGAAAAGTGATTTCAAAAAGCAGAATTAAAAGAGAAAAATTAAAACTATCAAATGTCTTTTAGACTAAGCCAATCAAGATTATTAGAAGCAAAATGTTCTAATAATCTTGGGCTTTTTGTGCAAACTGAATCTAATAACGCCTTGCAAACGCTCATTGACAAAACAATTTTAATTAAAATAAAAAAAATGAAAGAAAATATAAAAACACAGTCTGACAAAACACAACCTTCAGCAGGCAATTATCAAATTAATAAACCTTTAAAACTAAATACCGTAAATGAAGGGGAATCAACAGACAATGTTTTGGTTCATGGCGCGGATAATGAAGTGAAATCTGTTCCTAGGAATGAGTTTGGTGGTGGGGCTCAGGATTTGCAACAAACACTGGATAATGGGAATAATGCTTCACTTGACTCTAATAACTCTAAATTAAAGTTTCTTGAGGGAAGTGAAAATAATCGAATTTTTGAAGTTAGAGTTGGAGATGGCTTAGTTCAGTCATCTTTATCTCTTGGAAATACTTATGCTAGCTTAAGTCATTCAGAACCTGCACCAGGGCATGTTAACAGTAATATATCAGCAACAAATGCTGGAATAATTTTGTCAAATAATGATAATGGAGTTAATGGGTGGTATAATATGCTTTATGTTCCTTATAACACTACAAGCCAAACCACATATACTTTACCAATTGATAAACCTAATGGTAATTATACTTTGGCTACTACAGATGATATTTCTGGAGGCAGCACTACTCCAACTCTACAACAGGTAGTAGAAACAGGAGAGTTTTATTTTGACCCAGAATCCCATGAAGGCAACGCAACTTGTTTAGGATTTTACGGAACTGACAAAGAAAATGTAGCCATAATAGGAAGAGGTTCTGGATTATTAGCAGGAACAAATGAATTTACACTAAGCACAACAGCTAGTGGATTAAATGCTACTATATTAAGAGGACGATATATTGAGGGGAAAAATTTAAATTTTGAACTTCCGGAAGATAAAGATTCTGGAACATATACTCTTGCCACACTCAACGATATTACAGGTGGCTCTCAAAATTTACAACAAGTATTAGATCAAGGTAGTTATGGAAGGAAAGGACACACAGAAGTATCTATAAATGATGATAGTGGGGCAATTATAACAAATTCTACAGATGGGACAGCTTTTGCTAGAATAATTTCAAAATGGATCAATAACTCTAATTGTACTCCAGAATTGCAATCATACAATGTTAACGGTTCAACGACAGTTAGTATTATTCCGCCTGTTGCTTTTACTAATATTATGTTTCCAGCAAAATCTGCTGCTGGGGATTATACCGTAGCCACATTAGATGATCTTGTATGGTCTTCTGGAACTGGATCTAATTCAATAAAGGCTTCAAATGGAGGAAGCAATGCAACTGGAAGCAATGCTGTAGCACAAGGAAATGCCACCCTAGCTGCAGGTAATAACGGATCTCATTCAGAAGGAAATTTTACCGCAGCATTAGGAGATTCATCTCATGCTGAAGGAACTGGTACATTAGCATCCGGACAAAATTCACATGCTGAAGGACAAGATTCTAAAGCAATGGATGACATAGCACACGCAGAAGGGCTAAATACTCAAGCTACAGCTGTTGCAAGTCATTCTGAAGGATCTGGAACAGTAGCTTCAGGATATGCATCTCATGCACAAGGTAGTGGATCAAAAGCTGAAGGAATGAATAGTCATGCTGAAGGTCAAAATACAATTGCAAGCGGACCTGCATCTCATTCACAGGGTTCAGGAAGCAAGGCAACTGGTTTTTCTTCACATGCAGGAGGAAATAATAGTGAAGCAAATGGAATGTTTTCATTTGTTCATGGTTTAGATTCAAAAGCAAATGGAGAAAATACAATTGTTTTCGGAAAGAATATAATTGGAGATTCTAACGATACGGCATATGTTGATTTTTTAAATATAAAAAGACTTGCAACAGGAAATGCTGTAAATGGAATTGGCTTGGATGCGAATGGAAATGTTGTCGAATCAAGTATTTCAGGAAATTTTACACCAACAATAACTGCTATTGAGAATGTTACAGATTTAGCAGTACTAGAAGCTACTTATTCAAAAGTAGGCAATATCGTGACAGCAAGAGTAACATTCGTTGCGGAAGTAAACGTAGCAAATACCCGATCAGGATTTTTCTTGACCACTCCAACTTCAATTTATAATTTTTCTGCAAATATAGGAACAGGAACTGTTGTAAATGTGAGTGATAACGATTATGTTCCGGCTATTTGCCAAGGATTTAATACAACCAGTTTTACGGTTTCTTTTTATCCTCATTTTAATGGAAACCAATATCAGGGTTCATTAATTTTTCAATATAGCATTGAATAACAGACATCATTTAATTTAAAAAACAAACAGATGAAAGAAAATATAAAAATACAGTCTGACGAAATACAATCTTCAACAGGCAATTATGAAATTAATAAACCTTTAAAGCTGAATACGGTAAATGAAGGGTATTCAACAGACAATATTTTGGTTCATGGCATGGATAATGAAGTGAAATCTGTTCCTAGGAGTGAATTTGGAGGAGAAAACAGTGGAACACCATTCAATATATCAATGTTTAATGAATCGGGTAATAAAATTATCAATTCAAATATAAGTGTTGAAATAAATAATGATGATAATAGTACAACAGCTACGATCGAATCAAATGAGGAAAGTAAATCTGGATTACGATTTGCAAAGTTAAACAATCCGATTAGTATTTCAAGTGTATATCGAATGAACAATAAAAATGGTATTAGTCAGATGGTTGTTGATTCAGAAGACAATATATTTGTTATAATTCAAGATGAGAAAACTATATATAAAGTAGACTCATTTGGCAAAACAACGGAGTATGCTTATATATCAACAGCTAATCAATTATATGATTTATGTATTGATTCGGTTGGAAATTTGTTTGTATCAGATAGATTTACAACAGTTATACATAAGATAGACACTAATCAAGTACTAACTCAACTTATATCTTATGGAATATCTAGTACTACATATATGGCTATAGATTCCAATGATAACTTGTGGATACTAAATGACGATATTGTAAGAAAAATAAATAAATTTGGCACGATAGTTCATAGTATTACTTTAGCACAGGGGTTTTCAACTCATTTGACTATAGATAAACTAGATAACATATATGTTACACATTATTCGAGTAACAAAGTAACAAAAATAGAACCAAATTATAATATGATTGTGTATGATACTACTGGTAATACATGTTTTGATCTATGTTGTGATGATGATAATAATGTATATATAACAAATATCCTATCAAGTAATGTCACTAAAATAACTTCGTCAGGTTCTGCATCAATATTTGCTACATGTGGTAGTAATCCTCAAACTATTAAATTTATTAATGGTGATTTATATGTATATTACAGTGGTGGAGGTATAAATCCTTGTGGAGTTGATAAAATATCTCTATCTGGAAATACTAGTAATTTCTTAGGTACTGAGATTGGAATAAGTGTCGAAGATATTATTGGCAGATCCAAGGGAAATATAGTATTAGCAAAATGGACTGCGCTTATTGAATATATAAAACCATCTAAAAGATTACTTACTCTGGATGAAATTGGTAATGTAATAAAAAATGATGAAGAAATTTCTATTGAGATAATCCAAGGGATGATAGATGAGAATCGTTCTCAGAACATCGATAATTTTACTAAAAACAATTCAACTACAACTTCTTTATCAGGAATGACACTCAATTCTACCTATCCAAATGCCTCAAATGGTTTTCGAGTTCATTGTCTTGGAATTACAGGAGGAGGTTTAACTTATGAGAAGACTGATTTAGGCTGGATACAATATGCCATTACAATAGTAAGCCCTTAATAAACAACACTTAAATTAGATAACCAGATATGATAAATTAACTTTAAAATTTTTATTTTCAGACATAAGCCTTTTTTATAGAATGAAAATAATTAAATTCATCTATGTTGAAATTAATTCAACGCCACCATAAAAGAATCAAAATTTCTATAATGGTGCTTTTTATTTCATAATTGCTTCGTGAATAATTATATAAAAAATGAGTACTCAAAAAAGAAAACAAAAAACTATTAATCAAGCTTTATATCTAATAATATTCTACTGAAACGACTGAAAACGAAAACCTAATTTTTCGTTTTTCAGACTCCTCTACCCTACTTTTACACTCATAAAATCTAATTATTTAGTCTGTTAGACAGATGTAAAAAATAATAACTGCCTTCATTTTTTTTCAGAAAGTAGTTGCCTCAACTATACAAATAAAATAATCTATTAAGCGAGTTCATTCTTTTTCTGAATCAGAAAAAGAATGAACTCGCTAAAATTTCTAACTGCATAATTTAAAAAATAAAATATGGCAATACAAACATTAAAAACAATCAAAAACTGGTTTAAAACTGGTTTAAAACCCACTCAATCTCAGTTTTGGGACACTTGGGATTCTTTCCGACATAAAAATGAAAAAATTCCTGCAAGAGATATTGAAGGATTTGACGAGTTATTAAATGAATCTGATTTTAAAACAATCAATGGTGAATCTATAGTAGGTTCTGGGGATATTGGTATTGATGGCGGAGGAAGTCAGGGATTACCAGAAGTTTTAGCAGTAAATCCGGTAGCATATGATTCATATTTAGCAATTACAAACAGTACCAATCCTAATCAGACTTCGTTTATGACATCTTACATGATAGGACAGTTTTCTGATTTAATTGGAGAAGGAGCTGTAGAATTAACGCAAGGTAAAATACAATTTTATAACCCAATGGGAGGAGGAGGTGTTCATAGAAATGCATCTCTAACTAGTAGTCCTATAACAGATGATAATCCGAGAGACTTTATACTCCCATTAAAAAATCCTGGAACCTATACTTTAGCTACTATAGATGATATTTCTGGAGGAGATACTCCGACTTTGCAAGAAGTTATAACTGCAGAAAATACAGGAAGAGAAGATATTTTGTTAAATAAAGCAATTGTAAATGGTATTATTATCGAAAAAGGTCATGATTTGAGTTCTTACAGAGAAAACCAAAATGCAGAACTTAATTTAAGTGGTTTAAAATTTGAACACAAAGAATTAGGTAGTAATAACCAATATACTTTGAATTTAAGAGGTAATTATATAACTAATAGCATGAATAGAGATTATGATTCAGCGTCCTTAAATTCTACTCTAAACCCTGATGGACTTGTACATTCTTTTTCTAGAGGCGATACTAATACGAATGGAAGTTTACATGTTAAGCAGACTTTGACCGAGGTTTATAAAAATAATATTTTAGAGTTTCCGCTTACACATGGTACTTTTACTATTCCTATATCAGTTAACGGAAAATTTGCAGATGAAAACGGTAATATTACTGTTTCTGGAACCGGAGCTCAAAATCTGCAATCTGTATTAGATAATGGTAGTACTGCTACAACAACGATTTCTATATGTGAAAACAGTAATGGACTAGGCAATAAAGGAACTTATATGTCGAATTATAATATAGGTCTATATGATAATCTTAGAGGATTTACTACTAATATATTTCCAAATTCAGTACAAACAACTGATGGAGTTACAGTACTCTCACATTCTGCCAATTCATTATTATATCATGAGGTGGCTAGTGCTTTTTATACAAAAATCGGATTTTATGATCTAACCTCAAATTCAGAGTTATATATTCCATCAGATATTGGGATAAAAACATTACCAATATCGGTAAATGGAAATTTTGCTGATATAAACGGAAATATTACGATTCCCGGGGGTAGTCAAAACTTACAACAGGTATTAAATGAAGGAAATGTATCGACAACTAAAGCTATATTCGATTTAAATCCTGAAATTAATGATCCGTATAAACCTATGTCTAGTATAAGTTACGGCTCAATAAATACTTACGGTGCTCATAATTGGTATGGAGAAATTCAAACTGCCGCTACTGAAATTACAAGTGGCAGCATTAGAGTTAGTAGAAACGGTTTAGATAATACTTTTGTATTTCATCCGCAAGGTACTCAAGGAAACATGTTTTATGCTCCAAATAAATCCGGAGGAATTTACACTTTATCAACCTTAGAAGATCTGCCAAATATGGTAACCGCTTCTGCTGCTCCAATTTCAGCGACAGATTCAGGAACGAAAGGCGAAATCAGAATTGATAATAACTATGTTTATATATGCATCGCTACAAACACTTGGAAAAGATCTCCTTTAACTACCTGGTAAACTCCAAAAATTTAACATTTATTAATATAGCCTTTCATTAACAATAGCTCTATAAATAATTTAATTTCTCCAAAAAGCGACCACAAGAAAACCAAAAATTATTTTCAATAGTGGCTTTTAATTTCTCAACCACTCCTTGGACAACGATATAAAAAAGGTTTTCAAAAAAAAGCAACTAAACAGATGAAATACAAAATATTAACCCTATAAAGCATTCCACTGAAACTACTGAAAACGAAGCTCTAATAATTCTTTTTTCAAGCTTCTCTTTCCTACTTTTACATACTCTAAGAGCAAATATTACCCCAGTAAATTAAGCATAAATCGATTATTCTGACTTTCAAAATATTTCCGAAAGTTAGCACCTCAGCTATACATCATATTTAATCATTAAACAATTAACAGATCATGGATTATACACCAAAAGATTTAGGAGAAACACCTAAAATACCAGATATGAGTAATTTCAAAAATCCTTTGAATCAACTACTATCTGAAGGAAGTATTTTTATCGATAGCTTCAATATTACTCCATTAAATGCTTACGAAAAAAGTGAAAATCTGACTGAAGTCATTAAAAAAGAAAGCAGAGACAGCAGCATTTAATTTTCAAAAATCAATTCTGCATTAAACTAAAAGACAAAATCTCTAAAACTAAAAAATGACAAACGAAATAGATTTACAAAACCTAAAAGAAAAATATGGTACCGTATTAAAACTTACCTCAGCTGACCAATTAACTGCTGCTTATTGTAAAAAACCTTCTTTTAATACATTCTTAAACTATCAAAATTTATACAAAAATGATCCGCACGAAGCGATCTTATTTTTATTCAAAGAATGCGTACTTGATCAGAAAAATTATGATGACGAATTTATGCTTTCTGCAGGGAACTCGCTTGTAACATTAATAAAAAAAGACAGTGAATTTGCAATTGATGCTACTCCACAAAAAGATGAATTCAAAAAATCGGCGGCTCTTATAAGATATGCTTTTCAAGTCGATCCTTATAATTTATCAATGAATGAATTTTACAAATTACTCGAAGAAGCGCTTTGGCTCCAGAAACACAATGAAACCAGAATGGAAAATACGCTTATGACAGCTTTTGCCAAAACCTTTTCAAATTAAAAAAAATAAATCATTATGAAATTCAATTTTAATGTAAACGAAATTTTAGACACTAAAGAAATAGAATACTCCGGAATCAACTATAACGAATCGGAATCTAAAGATTTTATTATAGATAAAACAGGAGGTGAATTTAATTTGAGAGTCTTTGCTCCTTTAATTTTCGAACCCCTAACAAAAAATGACCTTAATCTTCCTAGTTTGAGGATAGATGCTGTTACTGTAAACTTAAATCGTTCAAAAGTCATAAAAAAAGAAGGAGTCGAAGGAAGAGATTCTACAATTAAAGAACATATTACAAATGGTGATTTTAGCATTTCGATAGAAGGCCTGATTGCTAATGAAACCGGAGATGAATATCCAAAAGAAAAACTTTTTCTATTGAAACAATTCTTAAATGCTCCGTATTCTTTAAGAGTAACACATGCAATTTTAAATCGATTTGGTATTTATGAACTGGTAATAGATTCTTATTCTATTCCTTCTATTTCTGGAACAAAAAATATTCAAAAGTTTACTGCCAGCGCCACATCAGACGAAACTGTTGAACTAATAATTAAAGACAATGCTTAAACTAAATGCTAAAATTAGAGTTTACGAAACGATAAAACTTATTCCAACTCCCAAATTTTACGAGTTTACCTATGTAAAAAATGTAGACATAAGCAGTTCGTACAAATCTCTTACGGATACAGCTACTATTGTAATGCCCAAAAAAGTGTATACAAATACCAAAGGATTTGATCAAAACTTATTTGCAAATGCAACTGGCAATGAGATTACAATTCATGATTTTTTTAAATTGGAAAATTACATCGAAATATTCTTAGGATATGATGGCGATTATAAACCTGCCTTTAGAGGTTACATTACGGGCGTTAATTCTGATATAACTGCCACAATAACTTGTGAAGACACGATGTATGCTTTTAAAAAAGTAAAAGCAGTAAAAGATGCCAATGTTCAAAATCCAAATGATACGATGAATATTGTTGCAACAAACCCAACAACAAATATTGATAATTTTAATCCTAAAACTTTTTTTGAAAAAAGAATCAAAGAACTAAAATTACCTTTTAAAGTAAATGCTCTTAATGAAGACTTGGGTAATATAATGATTAAGAGAAATCAAAGCTTGGCACAAGTTTTTGAGATGTTGAAAGATAAAGGAATTTATACCTATTTTAAAACCGAAACAACTGGTCCTGTACTTACAATTACTAATAACCCGCAAAATCATACTGCTAATGAATTAGGCGGTTTTATAACCAGAAATTTTATCAAAAGTCCGTTAGCGGGAGCACTTGTAAAAAAATTAATCAATCAGGGACTTAGTCTTTTAAGTTCTCAATTAAATAAAGCAACTCAATCAGTTTCTGATCGCTTTTCAGGTAAAGTGCGTTTTCGGTTTCGTTATAATATTATAGAAGATAAATTAACTGTAGTTAATGAATCTACCAAAAATACACGTATTCGTATAGAAAAATACTTTAAAAACTCAAACACTCCAATTTATATCGAATTAGGAGATCCAAACGGGCAATTGACAAAAACTCATGTATTGCACAGCGATACAGATGAATTGCCAAAAGATCCTGTTGCTTTCAAAAAAGCCACAACACAAACAGCTTCAGAATTGTATCAATATGGAGCCTTAAGAGCAATGGAATCTAAGCCAAGCGGATTTGAAGGCTCTTTTTTAACTTTTGGCGAACCGTTTGTACGGCCAACTGATCAGGTAATTCTTGAAAATGCAAAGGATAAAGAAAAAAACGGAACATTTCAAGTGGAAAAAGTAGAGCGAAGTTTTGGTGAAAATGGCTATCGACAACGAATTTATATAGGACGAAGAGTAGAAGCAATATAAATATAGAAAAATGGGAAATATAACAGATCTAATAAAAGACGTTGCCGCCAGAAATCAAATTATCGAAACTTTTGCGGCAAAAGTCATCGAAATAAATAATGAGACAGAATCACTTCATAATCCTGAAGATGCTTATACAGTAAACATCATGCGAGCAGATGGCGCCATTATTAAGAATGTAAGATTGAAAGCTTCTATTTTGGATTTGGAACAAGGAATTATTACCATTCCTAAAAAAGACAGCTGGGTTTTGGCTTCAATTATTGACGGAGTCGAAACAAGAGCGTTTATTTCGCAGTTTTCTGAAATCGAATGTACTTTTATTCGCTTCAAAGATGAACAAAATCGTTATTTAGAAATAAATACTGATGTAAATAAATGTCAAATGCTGTTCAAATCAAAAGAAGGAAATAATGCTTCATCAACTCCGACATACAAAAACATTGCGCAATTCGAATTTAAAGGTGATACATCAGATTCAAATATCAGCACTTCTTTTTATGATGAAAATGGCACTGAAATTTCTAAAAGCAGCTTTAATATTAAAGAGCAGAAAATTAGCATTAATGAAGGAAATACCACTTTTAACCTAAAAGATAAAGAAGCCAAAATAACTATCAAAGATGGTTTCGAAGCAACAATTTCAGATTCCAAAACTTCATTTGTAAAAGGAAATTTAACTTTTGAAATGGATGATAAATTCAAAATAGATGTTGGAGGAAAAAGTCTAAAATCAAAATTAGAAGAACTGATTGAAGAAATAGGAAAAATTACCGTGACAACACCTATGGGGCCATCTGGACCACCAATCAATTTACCTCAGCTTAATATTATAAAAGGAAAACTAACCGAACTTCTGAAATAAAAAACAATTATGGCTCTAAATAAAACAAGTTTAGAATTGGCAATAAAATCTCTTTTATTGGAAGAGAAATCTAAAGTACAGAATGACTCTTCGATTGATAACATTGCCTCAAAACTGGCAACAGCTATCGAAGCATTTGTAAAATCTGGAACTGTTACCACTACAGTAACAACAACCGGAAGTGCATCGGCACAAACTGGAACTGGAACCGGTTCAATTTCATAATTCTAATTAGTTAATTTTAAAAGACCTCTTACATTTTACTGTAAGAGGTCTTTTTATTTATAAAATTAATTTAGTTTCTTTTTCAAACTCTCTTCCAGCTCATAATATTTACTTTCAAGCGCATGAAGTTTTTCATAAATATTCACTGGATCGGGCATTTGGCGAGAAGCGTACATACTAGCGTACCAAACTTCGAGAATATCTTCGGCATAAATAGAATACATTGGGTAATTTCCGTCTCGATTATCGGATTTCAGGATTAATTTACCGCTCTCTCTAATTCTGTTTAAAACCCTTTTTACCACTACTCCATCATTTTTACTGACAATTACATAAATTCTTCCGTCAAGGATATCATCAAAATTATCAACATATTTTCCAAAAAGATAATCGCCGTCGTGAATGGTTGTTGACATTGAGTTTCCTTTAATTTCAAAACATCTGTAAGTTCCGTTTTTAAGCATTGGCATACTAAAAGAAGGAAGACTTTCCATATATTCCGGATCTGCATATCCGTCTAAATAACCAGCTCTTGCTTTTACTCCAACAAAATTAATATTTTCATCTCCATCTTCATTTACAGTTATAACTTTAGGAATATGAAGTGTGACTGCATTACTTGTTTTATTTGCAAAAATATCTTCGCTCTCTCCAAAAAAATATTCTGGATTAATATTACAATGTTTAATAATACTTTGGAGAAGATCAAAACCTGGTTTGGTTCTTTTACGTTCACCATCTGCCTGCAGTCTTCCAATGGTAATACTATCTATTGTTGTGCTTGTAACTCCGATTAACTTTGCGAATGAGTTATTATTTAACTTCATTTCGTCTATAATGCGTTTTATTTTATCGTGTATTTCCATGTTGCAACTCTGGCTGTTTCGTTATGTAATATGTTTTACTTAAAGCTTAGCTTCAAGTATATGTTGCAAAGCTACAGAATATATGGGAAATAATCTCATTTTCTTTAATTTATTTTACAATTAATTGATTTTCAGATATAAATATTTCTTAAAAATCTGAATTATCGTACTGTTTCACATTCAAATAGTTAAATCATATTACTGAAACTATTGCATTTTTAATCGTAATATGTTGCATATATTAAAACATATGTTGTATATTTGTAGAAAAATAATCCAACATATGATTTTAAAAGGCTTTTATAACGAGAAAAAAAATGCCATCGAAACGGGATTCCCTTCTGATGCACCTGCAGTTCATCTTTATAGTGATGCTATTTTTAAAACTTCTATTGAAACACCAATAGTAATGTTTAAATATGATGTCGTAAACTGGGAAACTTCTTCTGAAAAAAATTACAAGGCAGATGTATCATTTTGTCTTTATATCGTATTGCCTGTTGATACAATTTCTTCAACAAGTTATGCAAACGCATTCGACATCGCGCATCGTATTGACAAAGCTGTATTATCTAATACCAATACTAATACACTATTAGATAATTATTCAACATTTAAGATAAGAGAAAAACAATGTACAAATGAACATACCTACTGGAATAAAAATGATTATTTCATTTGGGAGATCACATACAAAACGACATTAATTGAAAATATATTAAAAAAGAAATATATCCTTTTTAACAATGGATTAAGCAATGAAGAATTAGAAGAACTTGGATATGACTTGGCTACTGGAATAATCGAAATTAACCCTAATCAAGTTGAAGGTTCGGTAGATTTAAATTCTAATATCTAACGTTCTATTAGCAGGTAAGCATTTTATCAAATTATCAAAAGCTTACAAAAACCAAAAACAAATTAAAAAATTAACCCTCCTATAAATACCACAAATGAGAAGAAGCAGAACACTATTAGACAAAAGAAGAGATTATGTTATTAATTATCTAAATAGAAATCAAGCTAAACAAATGAAAGTTGTAGTCTCAGAACTTTCTGATACTTTGTTCTTAACAGAACGCACTATTTACACCATTATAAACGAAGGTCTCGCTACTGAAGCCAGAGCATAATAGACTGAAACTACTGGTTTTGACAATCAAAAAAATTGGAAAAAGCAACCTTGAACCTTAAATTTGTACTCGATATCAAAAACAAATTTATTTCTTGGCCAAGAATAAAATTCAATTAAAAAATCAGTTTTTATAAATCATCCAAGAATAGAGATTCTACTTTTTTGGATTCCAGCTTACGAATACCATTTCAAAAAATAAACAATTAAAATGACAAGTTTAACAACTTGTTACAGCCCTTCTTTTGCTCTTTTTTGAACGAATTAAACCAAAAACAAATTTTTAAACAATTAAACATTTTATATTATGAGTACATTAAACGATGTAGTAATTAACAAACTATCAGGCGGATTAGGAAGAAGAAATCCGGAACAAGACATGGTTTCAGGATTACTTTTTGATGGAGCTTCAACTGAAAAATTTGCAACTGACAAAGTAGAACGTTTGGCCTCCTTAGAAGATGCTGAAGCTTTAGGAATCAAAGCAGATTATGATGTAGAAGGACAATCGGCTTATTATCAAATTCAACAATTCTTCAGAATGAATCCGTCAGGAGACTTGTATATTATGAAAGCAGAAGCAAATTCTTATGAAGCTATTGCCGCGAAAGCAAAAGATATGCAGGAAAAAACAAACGGAAACATTCGTCAAATGGCAATCATCTTTTCTGGAGTAACAACCTTTGAAGACACACAAGATGCAGCACAAAAAGCACAACAGCAAGCTGCCTTAGCTTATACAGATTACATGCCTTTTGAAGTTATTCTGGAAGGAAAAGGTTTTAATGCTGATGATGCTGTTTCTTTAGCCGGATTAAGTGCTGAAAATGTATCCGTAGTTGTGGCTATGGATGTTGAAAAAGCCTTTGAACAAAAATTATTTCAAGAAGGAACAAAAAAACTTTATACTTTGGCTTTTAATGAAGAATTAGTTCCTGTACAAAACTCTCCGGGTATTTATAACGTAAAAAATGCTGAAGGCTTAAAAAAAGAAAATGGAGATACTCTTGAATTCGTTTTCAGAGATTCATACAAAAATACAGCTGCTGTAGGATTAGCATTAGGAGCTATTTCTAAAGCAAAAGTATCTGAGAACATTGCCTGGATCGAAAAATTCAACTTGACTGGTGAAGGTTTTGCAAAAGCTGGTTTTATAGGCGGAGAAGAAATCAAAACTCTAGGAACGTTAAGCGAGCTAAACGAAAAAAGATACATTTTTGCAAGAACTCACACTGGTTTAGCAGGAGTTTATTTTAACGACAGCTCTACTTGTACTACTGGTACATCTGACTTTGCTTATGTTGAGAACAACCGTACAATTAATAAAGCAACTCGTTTGTTGCGTACAGCATTATTACCAAAATTAGCGTCTCCAGTTTTAGTTGATATTGATGGTAAATTGCCACAATCAGTTTCAAAAAGTTTCGAAGGCTTATGCAGATCTGCTTTAGAAGGAATGGTTGCTAATCAGGAAGTATCTGCATTTGATGTATATGTAGATCCTAAACAAAATATTTTGGCAACTTCAGAATTAAAAGTAAAAGCAGAAATTACTCCAATTGGAACGGCTCGTAAAATTACTGTCGATTTAGGATTCAAAAATCCTTTTGGAATCGACAAGGCATAATTTTTCTTCCATCCTCACATTTCATAAAAAACATAGCGCTATCATTATTTCATAAAAGATGATAGCCTTGGAAAGTTATTTCAATTATTAAAAAACAAATCATTCTATATATGAATAAATTACCCTTAATTAACGGACAACAACACAGCTGGTCATCTATTGAAGTAAGTATCGCAGGTAACATCGTTACCGGAATTACAGCTGTAAATTACAGTGACTCTGTATCTAAAGAAAATCACTACGGAGCTGGCGACATGCCTGTTCATAGAGGAAGAGGAAAATATGAAGCAAAAGCTTCACTTACTTTATACAACTACGAGGTAGAAGCGATTTTAGCCGCTTTGCCAAAAGGACAAAGATTACAAGATATTAATCCGTTCAGCATCATTGTGAGTTACTTAGATGACAGCAACGAAGTAATCACGCACACGGTAAGAAACTGTGAATTTAACTCTAACAGCAGAGGAATCAGCCAGGGAGATACAAAAATTGCGGTTTCTTTTGACTTGATCTGTTCTCATGTTGAGTGGAATTAATCGACACGTTACCTCTTAAACCTTAATATTCCTGTCTGAAAAACCGATTCAAAAGAGAAAACCAATCTTACAGCGTTATGCAGAAAAGAAGTTCCAAAGCAACATAATTTCTGCCAGCATATTATTTAAACAGCTCTTTATGAATCCGTTTTAGACAGTTTATTACCCACTTCAAAGGCTGCTTCGAGCATTTTCGTTCTGAAAAATATCTCAAGCAGCCTATTTTTCAAAACAAATAATTACGTTTTAAAATGGAAAAAACAAGTACAAAAACCGCTGATATTCTTGACGGAGATATTACGCAAGCACAATTAAATCAATGGAAATATAAGCACAAAAAAGTAGTCAAACTTACGATTGAAGATGACGACCAAACGACTCTTTTTGCTTATTTCAAAAAACCTGACATGAGCATTCGTTCTGCGGTATTGCAAGCTTCTAAAATGGACGAATTCAAAGCTCTCGAAGTATTATTCAAAAACTGTTATCTCGGCGGTGACGGCAAAATTGAACAAGAAGACGATTTGCGCCTTAATATCACGACAGCATTTTCAGACCATATTCAACCAAAACCCGTAAAAGTCGAAATACTATAATTATCAACATATTTTAAAATCCTCCTGCAAAACCCTACCATCATGATTGTTAAAAACCACAACATATTACTACAAGACACGAGCGAAGCCGAAATGGCGCGCTTTAGACAAATTATGCTTGGCGTTTGGCGTCAGCAGATTGACGATGATAGGAATGCAAGGGAAATGGAGCAATATCTTAAACAAAATGATATTAAACAATTTTCTGAAACACTAAAGAGTACTGATTTTGACAATTCTAAATTTGTTGATTCGAACTCGAATGCAAATGGCTATTATTATAATAAAAATGGAAAGTTTGAAGGGAAAATAAATATTGCAAATAATAAAGGAAATAGTAATGACGTTTATGTTTGTGACAAAAAAGGGAACGAAAAAGGCACATTTTTTAATGCAATCAAATTAGACATAACCCATGAAATTTTTTGTTATATTGCTGGAGTAATAAAAGCAGAAGATTCAAGTAGTTTCGAAAGTGCAGCAGCAACTACTCAAGCAACATTTAATGCTGTTAAATTTGAGAAAGGAGATGAGTTATCAATAAAACAACAAGGTGAGCTTGCCAAAAAACTGCTTTCTACAGGTTACTCAACTGCGACATCAAAAAAAATGTTAGAAGATTCTGAAAATGATAATTTTTCCAATAATGCACGAAAAGGGCTAATTCATGTTTTACAAGGAAAAAAAGATTACTCAGAAGAAGGAATATTATGGGACGGAATCGATTTTGCAGATAAAGGAATTGCTCACAATAAAGCAAAAAAAGATGGCGGAATAAGTATAACTAGAGAATTGTGGTTAAAATTTGTTACCAATAGCGAATATAAACTAGACAGTAAAGGAGTTCCAAGACTTAACAGACATCCAAAGGGAAAAGATGGAAAAGGTCACGACAGAGATAAAACTAAAGAACAAGCTTTAGCTACCATACCTTTTGAAGAAGAGAAAAATACTTCAACAAAAAACTATTACTATAATATTTTTGATTTTGGAGAAGAGAAAAATAGTACTTGGGATGTTGCGGTTGATTCAAAAGAAGTAAAAAATTTAGATTATTACAAAACAACAGGTACAGGCAAATACAATGAAGGAAGAACTCTTAACAAAGCAACAGCAGTTGTAGGAAGACATATATTTTGGAAGCCTTATAAAGAGCATCCAAATAATAAAGGGTATGCATGGGAATATTTTATGGATCACAAATTGTAAAAAAATGAAAAATATTACTTTAATAATTCTATTGATTTGCTTTATCAGTTGTAAAATGGATAATAGTAAATCTTCTAACAAAGAAAAAAATACAGAAAAATCAATAGATACCATTTTTGTTGATGAAAAAGGAGATACGATAAAACCACAGACTGCTTATCTTAAAAAAAACTATAAATTAATTATTTTTCCTGCATTAGATAAAAACAAAAAAGTAATTAATTTTAGATTGATTAATGACAAAAAAGATAAAACCTATTTATTAGCAGAAACTTTTATTGCAAATTATCGTCTATATTATGAAGGAATTGATTTTCAAAATTATTTTGCTTTACATAGCAACGGAGGAGGAACAAGCAAATCTTATTTTTGGCTGTATGATAAAGAAACTGGCAATGAAGTTTTAACAGGTATTAAAGGCGATTTCGACTTAAAAAATGAATTGATTTTATACACAGATGAAAATAATGAATATAAAAACTTCATTTATGATGTAAAGACAAAAGCAAAAACATGGGTTGATATCCCAAAATCATTTACTGATAAACAAAAATGTACGCATAATGACTATTTTGAAAAATCTTCTTATATAAAAAGAGTTACAAACGAATATTATTTTGTTGCATTTAAAGACTGCCCTTCTTCAATTGAATTTAAAGTGAAAAAATTAAAATAATTTCTCATTAAACAACTACCCATATCGAAAAAGATTATTATAACAGTAATATATCAATCCCTCAAAAATTAAAAGAGAAGTTAGAAGAACATAATATAAAAAACTGTATAAAATAAAAAACATGCAATCAAGAGTAAATCGATTAATTTTTTTCGTAATAGTTTTTTTTATAATTTATATAGCGATATGATATATTCCCGAATATATATTAGAGCGACGTTTAAGAGGTTTATTAATTTTTTCTTCATTCTCCTTTAGTCTAATATTTTCTGCAATTGCAATAATTTACATGCTCATGAAAAGAGAAATATTTTACATAAAAATTATAATAGCTTGTTTTCCTACAATCTATTGCTCGCAATTTTTATATGGGTGCATATTTTATAAGAAAGAAAATTTATGAAAATTAAATTCTATTAAGTTACCAAAAGAAATAAGCACAATAAAATAATCATGAATCCTAAAGAACAATTAACTGAAAAATTAAAAAATTGGTTAGAAGAAACAAATGTAATTTCATATGACAAAGATATTGGTTTTAGATGTCGAGATAAAGAATTACGAGAACTAAGAGATGGAAAAACCGAAAAAGAAGTTTACATTATCTCTTTCAATACTGAAGACAATATAACTTATGATAAAAATGGTGAAATTATTTCATTATTTGAAGGAATGCTTTGCTTTGCTTATTTTGATGCAGAAACATTAGAATTGCTTTATATAAGTAAAAAAGCAGGATATATTGAGGTTGATGGTTCTTATTAATTTTATAAAATGAAAATTGAAGAAATTTATCAAGCGATAGGACAGAGTATTGTTGATTCAATAGAAGAAAACTGGGACTATGCAATTCTGGATATAAAATATACTGGTAAATCAGGTGGTTTTTCTCTAAATTATTTTATTGATGGCGATGAAAAAAATTCTGAATATACCGGTGGCTATAGTATTTATAAAACAGTGAAAGAACTTCATGAGATAACAACAGAAGGAGGCAATAACCGATGGAATAGAATAGAATTCAAACTTTCTTCTGACGGAAAAATGAATTTAGAATTTATTTGGGATCAAGAATTGTTTGACGAATTGGAGCGTTTATCAAAAGAATGAAATTATATACATTAAAAGCAGGCTTCGGAACCTATATGAACAGAACTCAATCTATAGATCCATCAGATAATTTGCCTTTTTCCGGACATAATTATAAGGAAGATGAAGATTTTACAGATATAATAAATAAGTTACAGTTTAGGCTAGCAAGAGATGTTCATGAGAAAAAAATGAATTCTGATTTTTTATATGAGGCTATTGATTTTTATAACGATCCTCTTATTATTAAACCGAACCAAAAAAAATCGCTTCAATTCTTTACTGTTTCTTCAAAGCTTAAAAAACTACTGGAACAACTTGAGTTGCCAGAACATAAATTCTATCCTATTATCTTGAATATAGAGAAAGGCATTGATTTGCCTTATTATATTTTACAGATAAAATCGGCTATGAGTTCTTATAGAGACTACAGTAAATCTAGTTTTTATGCATTAAATCTTGTTACTGATATTTTTTTGCAATACGAAGAGGGTGAAATAAAATCAACAGAACATCTATTGGGTTTACTAGATGAAGATATTTTTCCATATGATAAATCGATGTATATTAATCAAGAATTAGATTGGATTTATTTAGCTCCATACTTTATTATTTCAGAAAAATCAAAACAATTATTTGAAGACAACAATATTGTAGGAATGGAAATCACACCATTTTACGAGGTTGAATCTGATTATGGCAAACCAAATGAATTAGGCTTTTTAAATAAATTTGGAGGCCGCGAAATTATCATTAACGGAAAAAGCTCTATGGATGGTTTAGACATTAATGATTTTCCTAAAGCTGATAAAAATTAAAAAAAACTTTCTTTTTACTACAACAACACCCGTTTTTCTAAAGTAGAAAAACGGGTGTTTTTTTTATACCTCATCTTGGTTTTAAATCACAAACAAAATCAGAAAAACCTCAAAAAATCATACTGAAACTACTGACTTATAAAGAGTTTTAATTTTTCAAACACGCTATTTCGGCGTATTTTTACAGTGTTCTTAAAACAATTGCTTTTATCCGAATTCAGGCAAAAAAGAACTTTTCTAAAAATTATTTACAAACTATTTTTTGGATGTAAATAATTTTCAAAACACAATTAATCTTATCCCTCAATGAATACCGTAATTGTTTTCAAACAATTGGGAAAGGCTTTTTATGCTTCAAATTTTAAATTATAAATACTCACAAATATGGATCAAACAACAAAAAAACACATCGATCTACTTCATCCTTCGGTCAGGGAAGAAGTCGCCAAAATTATCGAGGAATGCGATCTTGCCTTAACCGGAAGAGCGAAAGTACGCATTACGCAAGGGCTCAGAACTTTTCAGGAACAGGAAGACCTTTATGCTTTTGGAAGAACAAAACCAGGAAAAAAAATAACGAATGCAAAAGGTGGACAATCGATTCACAATTATGGTTTTGCTGTAGACATCTGCCTCATTATTGACGGAAAAACGGCTTCATGGGATACTGCAAAAGATTGGGATGGCGATCAAATTTCAGATTGGCAGGAATGCGTTAAAGTTTTCGCCAAATACAACTGGAATTGGGGCGGAGACTGGAAAAATTTTAAAGATCTTCCGCACTTCGATAAAAAAGGATATGCTGATTGGAAAGTACTCAGCAAGCTAAAACGTGACAAAAAAAACTATGTAATCTTATACAAATAAAATGAAATACGTAAAATCAAAACTTCTCCCATTTTTAATTGTAATTTCTCTCTCAATTACTTCATGCACCTCGACTAGAACAGCCTTATTCGATCAATATTCTTATCAAAAAACAACGGAGATAAAAATAGAAACAATCAATTTGATAGATAAAGCTTCAACACCTTACGTTTCTAACAAAAAAGAAGTTGAAGTTTTATTGCTGAATGTCGAAAAATTGGTTGAATATGAAAAAAACAAACCCAATAACGAAATCACTTTTGCAATGTGGAAAATTCTAAGTGATAAAGAAAAAAACTCGTTGTCGGGATTCTTTAAACGCTGGGAAACCAAAACAACTTTGTCTCCAACATTTTTGGGAGAATCAAAAAAACAGATTACAGATGCTTTGGATTTGCTTATTCAATATGAAATTAAAAAAGACACAGAATCAAAAGATGCACTTTTAGATTTAATCAACTTTAATAAATAAAAAAACCATGGACAGCGATCAATTATTGAAAGAGTTAAAAAGCAAATTAAAAACTATTATAACTAATAATTATAAAGATGTAAAACCTGAATTAGAAAAAGACTTAGACACTTTTTTTGAAACTTCTAAGGAAAAACTCGAGCGCTGGATTTTGCTTTTCTCCAACGCTGCTCTTACAGAAGAAGAACTGGAATGGCTTTTAAAAAGTCAGTTGGATTTGGTCGTTTTACAAGCTTTGCAAACCACCGGAATCTCAAAAATCAGATTGAATACTCTTAAAAATAACATTATAAAAACCATTTTTAAGTTTATTGTCGAATTGGTTATTCCTAGTGTCTAAAAACCTTATATAAAAAACCCAAAATCACAACAAGTCATTGTTTTTCAGTAGTTTAAAATAAAAAATCAATTTACTGAAACTACAGATTACTCCTCCTCAAAATCTTGGTAAAGGAGAAAGCATAGCTTAATTTTACAGTATCAAATAAAACAAAATTCTTTGGGTACAGCGCGCAAATCCAGTGAATAATTAAAACCAAAATTTACTAACAAATACAATAAATAATAACAATATATGAAAGATTTTGTCCTAGATGAAGACTTGTTAATTGTACAGGATTTTGCCGGAAATGGAGATTTTGCACTGAAAGAAGCAGATCAACAAAATATTGAACATTTACTGCTAAGTCAAAAAGGGAGCTATAAAGAGTTTCCAATACTTGGAGTAGGAATTAAAAAATACATTAACAGCCCGGATGCGACGTCCAGGCTAAGATTAGAAAACGAAATAGATAAACAATTATCGTATGACAACTTTTATGTAAAAACACTTGATGTCAACGATTTACAAAACATTAAAATCGATGGGAGCTATTAAACCACAAGACAATCAAAATATTCTTGATATTTCTTTGCAAGAATATGGCAGTATAGAAAAGGTATTCGACCTTTTAGAAGACAATGATAAGTTTAACATTACTGAAGATATTTCTGTATATCAGGATTTAAAAATTGGTCGAGAAGCCTTTAAAAAGGATATTGTCGAATATTACAATTCCAGAAATCTAAAACCTGCAACTGCACTTACTGAAGAAGAGGAATATTTATTGGACACTTTCTCTGGAATTGATTATATGATTATTGAAGATGATTTTATTATTTATTAATAAAAACCTCTTACTAAAATTACTCGAAACACCAGCCTTAACAGTTAAGAGACAGGAATTCTATATTTAAAAACTGCTCTTTTAAAAATTTCTAAAAACTACATCTTAGTAGTATCCATAAAAAACATAAACAATTATCTATAAGCATATTACACATGTCTTACAGGCTAAACTATATTAAAAAATTAAAATATGGCACGTACAATTGCTGAAATACAGAATGAAATTCTGCTTGAAAAAGAGAAACAACCTTCCTTAGGAGGCTTAACAGATTCAAAGACTGCCATTTGGAAACTTTGGATCAATATTGTTGCGACTGCTATTTGGATTCACGAAAAAATAGTAGAAAAAAATGCTTTGATATCGAGACCTCACACTTTGAACTGGTACAGAGAGCAGGCTTTAAATTTTCATTACGGAATGCCTTTAGATCCAGATTCCAGTAACGCAATGTCGCTAGTCTGGAAAGACGGTTTGTACCAATTTGACACTGAAGGCCTTTCGGAATCAGAAATTGAAGATGCTAAAATAATCAAACATTGCGCTGTAAGTGAAATTGATTTAGAAACAGTGCTCAAACCAGGTCTTAAACCTGAAGAAATTTTCTCAGACTATTTTCATAATAAAGTTGGTGTCGTTTTTATAAAAGTTGCCACCGTAAAAGATGAAAAAATCTCAAGAATTGATGTTCCTAATGAACTTTATGCCTTTAAAGAATATATCGCCAAAATTAAAGATGCCGGAAATCAAGTTTACATAACTTCTGATCAGGGAGATATTCTAAAACTAACTTTAAATGTTTATATCGATCCTTTGAGCATTTATATCAATCCAAAAGATATTGAATATTATCAATCAAGAATTTCAGCTCAAAATGAGATTACAACATTTGACAGTTACTACTTCGACCCTTTAAATGGCTCATTAATCTCAGATAGTGAAATATATCCAGTAATTGACGCTCTTAAAGATCATTTGAAAAACATTGAGTTTAATGGTGCTTTTGTCAAAACATTCTTGGTTGATGCAGTTCAGAAAGCGCAAGGAGTTAAAATTCCAATTTTAGCAACCGTTCAAACTGCTGCTGCAACAAATCCAAATGATCAACCCAATCTCTCGCTTACTGATGTGACTAAAATAGAATATTTCATTCCAAAAGCAGGCTATTTTGATATGGATACTCTGGAAGTTGAGGTCAATTATATTCCTTACACATTTTACAGAGATAAACAATAGTCTAATATATAAACAATGAAATACACTACTTTAAAGTGGGAAAAGCTATTATTATGGCTCATCCCTCCCATTCTCAGGAAAAAAACTCATGCGAATTGGCTCAATGTTTTACTCTCACCCATTCGTTCCATTTATGAAGATACTCTTTATAAAATGCAGCATACTGGTCAGGTAATTTATTTGGAGAAAATACTGAATGAAACTTTCAATCCAACCAAAAATTACAACCCAAATGCAAGCATAGAACAAAAACGATTAGATCAGTTAATTTATATCGACGAATCTGTCAAACCAACTTTACAATATGTGTATCTGCATAAAGAATATTATGATCCCGACGGGACTTTAATGATTCCGTTATTGAAAATATTCACTAATGAAGAATATCAAAACAAAAACAACAAACCCGTTTATCTGGCACATCGCAAAGATTATACAACATTAGCTTATGCCAATTTTAGAATTTTTATACCTGAAATTTTAATAAAAAACGGATCAATTGTCATCAACGAATCTGGATCAAGTACAGCAGCTATAAAAGTAGCAAACATTGAATTCCACAACCTGCTTAACTTCTATAAACTAGCCGGAAAAAGTTACGAAAGTTATTCCTATTAGCCAGAAGTCTTAAAATAATCTCATAAAACAACAGACATTTAAATAAATAAAAATGAAACAAGTAAATTTTAATCATGCAGGAGGTTTTCCTCTCGAGCAAGAAACTTTAGAAAAACTTCAAACAGCCTACAGGTCTGAATTATACGAAGCTCTAAAAGGCCATCTGAGCATCGAGACAAATAAAAATTATATTATCGCACCAGCATCAACTGAAACTAAAGGGTGGGCCATTATACATCAATATGAAAAAGATCAAAAAGATCCTGAAGGAGCACAAATACTTGAGGGTATTTTATATCCTATTCAAAAAAATGCCCCAACTGGTTACTTAAAAACGATCAGAACAGGGACAAATTTAATATACGGAACTGGAACATCTGAAACAGCATATTTTGATTATGAAGCTTCATATATAAGCTCACAAGAATATTATAATAACGCTGGATATTCGCAAAGTAATGATGATCTGGCTATCTATTATTATGATTTGTCAACTTTTGAAACTGTTTTAGATATCCAGACTATTGATGAAATTTTACAAGAAATTCAATCTAATATTGATGCAGTCGAAGCCAAAATAAATACAATCAAAGGGAATATTACTACCATTGAAAATAATATCGGTACGATTGAGAATGATATGAAATCCTATCTACCTCTTAAAGGCTTTAAAGCGATGGAAGGAGATTTGAATATAGGAGAATACCATTTATCAAAACTAGACACGCTTGAATCTTTTGCTTCGTGTGTAAGAACAATCGAATTTAATTTTGGATCTAGAAGTAGAAGAGGATTATTGCATCCGGAAAATCCTTCAGGAAGAGCTTTTGTAGATAGCAGTACAAATACCGAAACAAGTCTTACATTCAACTATGGTCCTGATTGGGAATACACTTATATTGGAGGAAAAGTATATATGGACCAATTGAATCATATAGATAATTTAAATTCTTCATCTTCATATGGTCGTATTCTGGCACTAGGCGATTTCGATCAAGTTATTAAAACTGATACAACAATTAGTTCGTTACTTAAACGTATTACAGATTTAGAAAGTAAATCTGCAATAACAACAGCTGTACCACTTGGAATGATTGCGATTTGGGGGACAACAGATCCAATTCCTGATGGTTGGGAAGAATATACTCCGTTGAAAGGTAGAATGCCTGTAGGAGTTCAGACTTTTACTTCAGAAGAAAAAAGTGATGCCCTAGATGGAGATGGTGGTAATGGTTTTAGCTATTATAGAGACATTTATGGCTCCGCAGTGTTTCCTTTTGAAAATATAGGATCCGAGGGAGGACGAATGAGTAAAAAATTAGACATTAACGAGATACCTGCTCATACTCATGGCTTTAGAGCGTATGTACAGAGTGGTTCTAATGATGGTTCAGGTGGTGAGGCAGCAGGAAATTTCCAAGATGAAAATACAGGTAGTACAGGTGGCGGAAAATCTTTCCCAATTCTAAATCCATACAAAGTAGTTCAATTTATTGTATATACAGGACAACCTAAAGATACAACAGCACCAACGACGCCAAGTTTAACAGCCTCAAGTATTGGTAATGTAAGTGTAACTTTAAACTGGACCGAATCAAGTGATAATCGTGGTGTTACAAATTATATTGTTTACGCAACTGGTTTAGAACCAATTACATTAGGATACATTCATTCTTATACTGTTCCAGGATTAAGCCCTGGAACATCTTATAGTTTTCATGTTGTAGCAAGAGATGTGGCAGGAAACTTATCTGTAAATAGCAACATTGTAGACGCAACAACATTAATAACGGATACAATCGCACCTACAGTGCCGACTAATTTAACCAGTTATTTAGCAAGCGCAAACCAAATAGATCTTCAATGGAATAGTGCAACAGATAATAGAGAAGGCGATATTTATTATGAGTTATGGAAAAGTTCAAACGCTGGAACTTTTGTGCCAAAAATTACAACTACTGGAAACTCTTATTCTGACAGTCTTTTATCCTATGACACAGTATACTCCTACAAATTAAGATCTAGAGATGTTGCTGGAAATGTATCTGATTTTACTGAAATAGTTACAGAAATTACAGATGTACCACCAGGAGGTGGCGGCGGAAATGGATGTTTCGATGTTGAATCTTTGGTAACGATGGTATCGGGACAATCGAAAAAATTGAAGAATATTGAAATTGGAGACAAGCTTCAAGGATTTTCATTCCCAAATGAAATTGACGAGTCTGTTGGAGATTATTTCTTGTGGAATGGGAAATTAAGCGAAGGCGTTAAAGCTGAGGTTACTGTTGTAAACAAAAGAGCAAGCGTACAGCCAAATTACTTCCAAATTGAAACAGTCGATACCACGATCAAAGTTACGGGAGAACATCCTTTATTAGTTACTCAAGATGGTGAAAATGTGCAATGGTTGTCTGCAAAAAATGTAGATTTAAATATGTTTTTGATTGATAAAACTGGAAAAATAAAAGCTATAGAATCTATCTTATTTAAAGAAGAACCGCTGGAAGTAATCCTTTTAGATGTTGAAGATGTAGATAATTATATTATTTCGGGAATTGTTGCACATAACAGCAAACCTGCAGAGCAACATTAACTGCACAATAAAAAATTAAAATAACAATTTATAAAATCTTTTGGGGCATAAACCCCAAAAGATTTTTTGCCAAAATCATTATATTGAATGGACCCGTTTTTTATTTGTATCGATTTGTTCTTTAGGCATCTGCCCTTCTTGTTTTGTTTATGCCATTATAAAATAGAAAGATTTTTTAAACTATTTAAGAAACCTTAGTTTGAACATCAATATTAGCGAAAATATATTAGAAATAATTGATTTTGATTATAACTAGAAGCAAATGCCACAACACTAAAAAAATTATTATGCCTAAAATCTCCGAATATTTAAATGAACTAAAACTATTGCTTTATGGAATTTTTATTTACTTAGAAATGGATGCCGAAATTGTTAAAGTATTATTTTATTTAATGATAATGGATACTTTTTTAGGCATTATCAAAACCATAGTAATAAATAATCCTTTCAGCTTTAAAAAGCTTGCATTAGGATTTGTATCTAAGCTAGCCGTATTGCTAATACCAACGGCTTTGGCATTAATGAGCAAGGGACTTAATTACAACTTTAAATGGTTTGTAACTGTTGTAATGGATTTACTTATTGTTAGCGACGGAATTTCAATAATCAGCAATATTATTGCAATTAAAACTAAAAAAGAAGTCGAAAATTTTGATGCAATGACTCTGATACTAAAGTCTATGCGAAATGCCTTAATACAATTATTCAAAAAACTTTTAACTACAATAGACCCTAAATTTCATCTATAAACAATAATTATCATTAAATACCGCCAGATTAAACTGCTTCCTTTTTCTTTTGAATCTGAATTCTAGCGTATAACCTAACAAACCAACTTGGAAGCAGCAACTAAAAATGAACCTTATTTATTAGAACGAGTATTTAAGATCAGAAGAATAAAAAACGTAATAGATTTAACCAATTCTTTTTCTGTTGTAAATAATACTGAATTTCCGAAACTCTTTGATGCAGAAATTTATAAACTAACATTTACCATAAAAAAACATGGAAAGATCAAAAACTATGATTTGTTCTTACCATACAGCGAACTGATTTGTGATCAAGAAATAGAGAATCTCAGGAAATCTTTAGGAATCGTGATTTCAGGAGACGGATCTCAATTTGAAATTCTAGACTTCGAATCAGATTTCACTATTCAGTTTGACCACGAAAACAGCTCTTTTATAGAATCAGATGAGGTTAAGAATGGTTTGGTAACTTTTATACAATAAGTTATCAAACTATTTTTTTCAATAAAATCTATGTTGGAATTTCTTTTGCTTTATCAACATTCAAGAGTCAAAAAAAACTTTTTAATCGACAAAATACAATCTATTATCAGTGGCAGAATGTTCTTTTTCTCCTGATAAGATTATAAAACATTAACTATAAAAAACATAAAATAATGAGTAATTATTTAATTGAAAAAAAATTACTTCTTAAGGACATTGAAGAAATTACAATATCCGAAGAAAAAGTGCTTGTAAGAGGTGCGGATGAAATCATCAAAGAAGTTGACAAAAGTTCTTTTGGTGGTGGAAATGTATCTGGAACGCCAAATATTCTGTCCAAATTTAATTCAAATGGAAATGGTCTAGAAGATTCTCCTATAACTATTATTGGAAGTACTGCAGAAATTACTTCTTCAATAGCTAATGATTCAGGACTAAAATTTACTAATCTAAAAAATTCCATTTCTTACACACCAATAGCAAGGCCTACTTCGCAGTCATTCCCTCGCAGAACGGCTCATAATAAAAATACTGGAGATATTGCAATTATTTTTCAATCAGGTAATAAACTTGATGTTTTAGATAAAAATGGTGATCTTAAATTTTCTACAATTCTATCAACACAACCAACTGGGCTCATTTATGATGATTCTGACAACTTATATTTAGTAGTCACAAATAATGATATAACTAAAATTGACAAGAATTTTAATATTACTGAAAACTTTTCAAATTCAGGTGGAAATCCATACCTGTATTTTGCAAGTGGCCTTATATATTGTTTAAAGTACGATGGATCTGCAAAGACCGTTAATATTAATAATGGAGAGACACAGCCGTATGGTAATGGTTTTGTACATCCAAGCTCTACATTCGCTTTAGGAGATTCAGGTGAGATTTATTCTTTAGCCACTGACGGTATTTATAAATCTGAAGGAACAGAAAAAACCTTATTTTATTTACCTGAACAGGCTACTTATTTTTCTAAAGCAGTTTATAAAGATGGCGTTCTATACGCATTAAATTATACAAACCAACAATTAATAGCTTTAAATTCTAATGGTTCTGTTATACTCACTGCTCCTGTAGGTATTTGGCCACAGGATTTAATCTTCACTACAGATGGCAATATAATTGTTTACAGTAATTATTCTTCAATGTTTATCTCAGATTTTAGACTAGTAAAGCCTTCGGGAGAATCAGAAGTTATATTTAATAAACCTGGCACAAATTTTAACGGCTTATATTCTGATTTAGACAACAACCTTTATGGCGTAAGCTGGTCTTCAGGATTTTGGGGAAAGTTTATTTATACTGAAAAAAATTACCTGCTTGCTTTAGATAATAATGGCAAAGTAGTAGGCTTAAATAAAAAAGATTTTGTTAATACAATTGATTTAAAATCAGTGTTAAATAGTAATTCGGAGGCCTATTTTGGAAATTATGACTTTGCAGGAATATTGTATGGTTCAGATGGTGACAGAGAAGTACAATTTCAAACTAGTGTGGATAACGATGATTATTCAAATTTTAGACTTAGAAAAGATTTTTGGTCAATATTAGGAACCTCTAGCGGTTCAGAGGCAGGTATTAGTAGTTATGAAGGTAACATAAAACTTACTCAAAAAAACTCCTCTTCTAATGGTACAATATTAGAATTTGAACAACCAATAGCAATAGGTGGCAGTGCTAATATTAAAATTCCTGCCAAAGCACAAGGTGACTATATATTAGCAACTACAGAAGACTTATCAATTTCAGGCTCTTATAATTCAATTATCAATGATAATAGTACAAATGTAAATAATCCGGGAAATACTTTTATCGAGAAAATTTATTACACAAAAACAGGTAAGAATGTTTATTGTAGTGCTAGTGTTTCAATAGATACTAATACAGATACGAGTAATGATTTAGCTTACATTCAAGTAACATTACCATTTCCTCAGTCATCGACATTCCCTAGATTAAATGCTGGAAACGGCATATTATATGGTGGAGGACTTGGAAATCTTATTATTCCTGCCATAATTCAATTAGAAGGAACAAATAATACTAAAATTATCTTTTCCGGAAAATCCGGAGATAATGGCAGTTCTTACCAAGGAGAAGTACATTGGAGTTATGAAACAGATTAAATCAAGTATATTTTACGATTTGCATGTTTACTTCAAATAACAATAAAGGCAAGCTTCGCTTTAAGAAATTTTCAATTGATTAGGATTACTAAAACAAAAATTAACCGTAAAAAACATATAATAATGAATAATTATTTAATTGAAAAAAAATTACTTCTTAAGGACATTGAAGAAATTACAATATCCGAAGAAAAAGTGCTTGTAAGAGGTGCTGATCAAATCATCAAAGAAGTTGATAAAAGTTCTTTTACAAATGGAAGTTTCTCTGGAACACCATATGTTCTGTCTAAATTTAACTCAGACGGGCAAGGACTAGAAGATAGTAGTATTAGTTATGATGGATTAAAAACCACAGTAAACAGTGACGTTGAAATTGTAGGTTCGACAGGTGGATCAGGTTTAAAACTTGCGAATTTAACAAACTCTCTAGCTTACGAAACTTTTATCCCGAACATTCCTGGTGCTCAGGTGAATTCAGCTTATGGATTGTCTGCTTCTGATAGCAATGGAAATTTTTATTCATGGAATAACAAAGAAATTGGAAACATTGGGACTTTATACAGATATAACGTTGACGGCACTGTCGACGAAATAGCGGAATGCCCCGGAGGAATTATAAATTTTGACTCTCAAGACAGAGCATATTTCTTCGATTCGGCTGCAACTTATAGAGTTGAACCAAATAGTACAACACTAGAAGAACTTACTCTAGTTAATAGCCCTTATATTTTAGGTATAGATTCAGAAGATATAATTTATTTTTATGCTAACGGTAAAATTGCATACGCTGCTAATGGAGTAGTGGGCATTTTACATGATTTCGGTTTTTCTCTAAATGGAGTAGGTCTTCTTAGAGATACTGATATAATAGTTCGATCAGACAATGTTGTTAATGAAGGAACTTATGCCGTAAGCACGATTAATGGCTCCGTTAGATTATTAGGTCAATCAGGTTTAATTATGGACTATTTTTTAAATACTGATTCAGCCTTGTTTGGAGTTAAATCAAATGAAATATACATATACAACGAAGGAAGCAACATTTGGAATAGCGTTTACAGTTCAAACTCTTTGGTCAAAGTTATTGCAGCAGGCGACGATTTATATTTAGCTAATGGTCCATGGTATTCCTTTAGGGTTCCTATATTTAAACTAAGCAGCAATTTGATACTCTCTTATTACTCTTACGCACTATTCTTAACTGGTATGTCTTGGAGTAAATCAGACAATTATATCTATACTACTTGGGTTTACGGAACTAATTTGATAAAAGTCAATCCAGACAACAATAGAGCCTTAACAGTGGACGATCAGGGAAATATAGTAAAATCACAAGAAGATAATTCGCAAGGATATATTAGTTCCCTTTTTTTCAATCTTGATAACAAATTTACACGTGAACTAGCCGAATTATCAAACGCCTTGGTAAATTACGCTAGAATATACGAAAATGAAACTGAAGTAAAACTTATGGCTTCTGAACTTAACGCATCCTATGAAGACGCTAGACAAGGTGACACAATCATATGTCAAATGATAACTGACGGAGCATTGGAATATATCAAAACAAGTAGAGGCTGGATTTCTCGCAATATAACAGTCATTCTATAA